AGTTCTGCAAGTAAGCGAGCTGATCGCCCACGTTGTTAGATTGGCGCTGGTTGAAATTTGAATGTTGAGCTTGGTTTGCGTTCACCAGCCAAGAATATTTAAAGCCTTGCCAATTTCGCGTTATGCACTCAGTCAAACAATCATCAACGCTAACCCCGTTCTCGTAGGCAATTTGCAACTGTGCTCCAAATGCGTTTATCACAGTTTGGCTAACGCTCGCTTTTTTGGTTTTACGCATGGCTATCCAATCATCAAAAATTTGAGTGCTTGGCAGTGCTGGCCACTTAGAAAAATCTAATGATTCAAGTAAACTTTTTTTGTTTATTTTTTTAGTTCTTTCTTTTGTAATAGTATCTTTCTTTTGTGTTACCCGTTTTTGGGTAAGTTTTACCCCATTTTCGGGTAAGTCGTTACCCGTTTTTGGGTAAGTTTTTACCCGTTTTTGGGTAACTTTATTTTTACCCGTTTTTGGGTAAGTTTTACCCCAATCAGATACAACGGGGTTTATCCCAATGTTGCGCCCCTCAAAAAATAAAACGCCTTTTTCTACAAGTGTATTTTTAATTTCACTAATATGAGATTGCGATATACCGGTTAGCTCACTTAACTGAACGTTGTTTATCCAATCAGTGCGTTTGTGCCAACGGTATGTTTTACTCATAACAGCAAATACAATTTGATACTCGCGTGCGCTTAGCTTTACTGGCGGGTTAGCAAGTGTATCGGTTAGCTTTTGCGCGAGCCTGTCGTAGCCTTGCTCAATATCTGCTTTCACATAACCACCTGCGCTATGTTGATTAATATCGTCCCCCCGTTTATCAGGGAACTTGTAAACTTCTGCTAAATTAGCCATAATTACCTCGATGAATTGAAACCCGCTATCGTGCCTCCTAAGCTGATGCGGGTTTTGTTTTATCTGCGGTCTACACCTGTAGGCCGCGCTTTAATTTTCTTATCTTCTTTTAATCGCCTGCGCCCTTTAATAAAGCTGCCTAAAAAGCCAGCTACAAAAGCAACGCACGCTAATATGCTTAACAAGTCTGAAAGAGCGTTGTTTTCACTAACAAGTAAACTCGCCAGCATTAACAGCAAGCCAATATTTAAACCGTGCCAAAAAATAAATCGCATACTCACACCTATCATTTGTAAGTTGCCCCCTCGTTGTTTTAAGCTGCAAGTGCGAATCACAACACAACAAAGGGGCAAACATGCCTTACTCATACACCTGTATCGTCTGTCAAAAGACCAAACATGATCACCCAACACTCAGGCTTAAACCTTTGCACCGCTATGGTGCCGACATATGCAGCGCATGTAGCGAAGCAAACCACGACGGCCTACGCCGTGAAATGCAAGAACGCCTAACGCAATCCTGCTTAAATGAAAAACTGCCACCGCCCAAACTTAACGAAGAGGGTGTATTCCCCATCATTTAATAAATCATTAGTGGCGGTTAACCCCAGCCCACCTGCTCGGTAAGTATCAAAGTGTGCAGAAATGTAAAAGCGCAAAAAATAAAGGCTAAGCATGCTTTGCGCTCTTAATCCCCTTTGCACATAACCGCCCGTTTGTGTGCTGCGTTTAATAGCGCGAATAGCCGATACAGAGCTTTCACCTTTATTCCAAAACAGCGTTGGTAACTTATAAAGCTTGCGATTACTTGCGCGCTTGCCGAAGCCAAAAAATACATTCGTATTAAACTTCCCGCGTCTTGCGTTATTAGTTCCGTTTAACTGAAACGAAAACCAATCGCATGAAAAAGCAAATAATGTATTTTGGTTAAGCTCCATACTCACCGCCTAAACTGCTTTCGTTTGATTTCTTGCATTTCTGCACAACCAATACATAAATTGGCATTCACCGCCTTGCGACGTTCTTCTGGTATTTCGTTACCGCATTCAATACATTCATCAGTTGCAACAACCTCAGCTTGTTTTAAATTGGCAATTTGCCGCGCTTGCTCGCGGTCTATTTCTATTTGTGCGTTATCTGCTGCATCCATAAATAAAACCTAAAATTAAAACTGATTAAAAAGCGCCCTTTTGTCTGCTAGCATGCAAGTGCGAATTACTAAACCAACAAACAAAAGGACTAAAAATGAAAAATAATTCTCTAACAGAACGGTTTAACAGCGTGGCTATAAAGTTACTGGCCGATGCATCTGAAACATTTCCTGGGTCAACAGAAGTGTCAGCAAGCTTGTCATCAAGCGAGCCATTCATATCAACCGCTAAGTTTTTAATAGCCGAGGGGTATTTGAGAGCAAATAGTGCAAATGATATATTTTGGCTTACAGCTAAAGGCGCTCTTCTATTTGGGATCGACATTGAAAAAGAGCTAAAAGCAAAGCTAACAAATGAAGGCTCTATTTCTGGCTGGCTGTAATTAATCATTAGCTACACACTTCAATAAGACCGCTAACTGCTTTATTTGGTGGTCTTTCATTACAATTCGGCTTGTTAATACATCCAAAATGAAAGCCGCTCTTAAAGTCCCAAGCAGACCATTCTCAGTGCATGCAAGGTCTAACTTTTTAGCTTGCTGCTTAACCAAATCTTCGTACTTTTTAGAGCTCATTAAAGGTTTTTTATCACTCATCACGCCACCTTTAACGATGCAGCTTTAGCAACAACTGGTTCATTAGGATCAGGCCTAACCATTTGCTCAATTTCAGCGTTAAGCTGTAGCGCAGTCGTAATAATTGAAAGGGTATTTTTTTGAATGGCATCAAAATCAGATTGCGTGATCACGCCTTTTTGTCGTGCCAGGCGAAACGTTTTGGCAAAATCACCTATCGTTTCTTGTAGCGTTAAAAGCTGGTCGGCCACTTCATCATCCGACAAGCCAACCTCCGGCAAATCAATCACGGTTTTACCTAAGCTGTAGGCCCATGCTTCTAAAGCGCGGTGATCACCGGTTAAATCACCAATCGCAATCACTTGCTGAAAACCGAGAATGTGTGTATCACAATCCTCAGCTAATTTGCTACGCAACACAGTTGGGTTAACTCCCATCTTTCTAGCTATGTCAGCAATATTAAAATCATTTTTATAGCTTTCAGCCGCAGCCATAGGGCAACGTGCGCTAGGCTTAGCGTCAAACGTACTTTTTCTAGATAAAAGCATCTATAGTTCTCCTATGCTGCTGATTTGGGTTGCTTACGACTATAAAGACTTAAATCAACCTTTAGCTTGCCGTTAGTAATAGTTTGAATTTCATAGGCGCGGCCCATTGGGATCACCTCTCCCCACTGGCTTATTGCGCCATGAGATAAGTTTGTTAATTTTTTAACTACTTCGGTTGCAGAACCGAAGTGTGCAATGACGTCTTTTCGGAGCATTTTAATAACCTCAAATTATAGCTTTCTAAAATTGTTGATCTAAAGGAAACTAAAGTCAAGTGGGTTTATGATTTAGATATGAATAAAGAAAACTTAAATCAGCGCATAAAGCGCCTAAGAAAACTAAATGGCTATACTCAAAAAGAGCTAGCTAAGTACGTGGGCGTGTCTCATGGCTCTATTTCTCAATGGGAATCAGAAATAACATCCCCTAAAGGAGCGCAGATACAGCCTTTAGCAAAAGCCTTAAAAGTTGACGTTGTAGAATTACTGCAAGGCACTGGCTTTTCTTCTAATGTTGAAAGTGGCCCACTAATAACAGGAACAGTACCTTTGGTATCATGGGTGCAAGCTGGCGCATGGAAAGAAATGGAAGAAGTAAACTTTATAGCGGAGTCAGCTGAGCGCTATAGAACAACTGCGAAAGTAGGTCCTAACGCATTCGCCGTTAGAGTTGTCGGGGATAGCATGACCTCAAGCACTGGCAGATCTATACCTGCTGGCTCTATTGTTGTAGCTGATCCTGATATTGAAGCTGTAAGCGGTAAAGTTGTTATTGCTAGACTTGATGATTCATCAGAGGCAACAGTAAAAGAATTAGTTATTGACGCTGGTAGGAAGTATTTACGCCCGTTTAATAACTCATTTCCCACGATACCAATTAACGGTAACTGCACAATTATCGCAGTAGCCAAGCAGGTAATCCAAGAACTTTAAAGGTGATATATGAAAAAGGGATTTTTAATAACTTTACTGCTATTTGGCTGTTCTGCACCTCAAACTACTGTTACTTGGCACTCTGAGGTGCCCGGTGCCAGAATCACTGAAATTGGAACTAACAATTATTGGGAAGGAATCCCATACATACTGCCTTACAATTGGGATGAAAATCATCTAAATCAAAATGGTTGCTTAAAGATCAAAGGAGTTGTAGCAAAATGGCCAAGTGGCTATTCAGTTACAACCCCTGATCCTATCGTTCTATGTGGCGAGCCAGGCCCATTTAATTATAAAATAGAATATGCAGGCACAGAAGAGCAAAGAGCTATTGATGTACCCTATGGTCAAGGCTTAATTGAGATGAGGTTAGCTTTCGAAGAGCGGGACAGAAAAATAAAAGAGGAAAGAAAAAAGCGAGACTCGATTAGCAGCGAAACTGGATATTTAATAGGAGTAGCTATAGGCGCTGTTTTAGGTGTTTATGGTAATTCGATAAGCAATAACAACCAACAAACTTACACGCCAGTAATCCCTGTATCAACAAAGCCAAAAAAAACACAAGTAGGATCTTGCTCATCTGACTACGACTGCGCTTTAAATTCAATTTGCGTAAAAGAACCCATGAGCAACACAGGTCAATGCCTTGTGCCGGTAAATGAATTTGGAACCCCTCAAATACAACCAATTCAAAAGCGCCTAGATAGCCATAACCCTAATTATGAATTCAAAGGCCAATGCATGTTTGATATCGAGTGCGGCATTGGGTTTTCTTGTGATAAAAAATTAAAAGTATGCACTAAAACAAACGACTAACTTATACATAACTATAAACTACATGGAAGAATTTAAATGACTTTAAAAATAAACAAAAGAGTAAATCCTACCCCTGAGCAAATAGAAAAAGCATTAAAAATTGCAAGTGAAATAGAAAAGATAGAAAACGAAAGGAATACAATCTTTATCATTTTATGGGTAGGGATTGGGGTTTTATTTAGCGCGCTATTGGACTCGATGGTATTTGCATGGGTTCTAGCAATTGTTATCTCCGCAATATATTCAAAGCTATTACACAAAAGAAGCGAATTAAAAAACCTTAAAGAGTATTAAATTTAATATATCGAACTTTATAAATTTGGGCAGGCAACTGCCACCGCTAACTCTCCCCTACCTTAGATTAAAATTCATCTAAACCAACCAGTATAATTTCGCAGTTCTAATTCTCACCCCACAAAATTTTAGAAAGTTTAAATTTTTATTTGACAACTGATTTTAGATGTCTTAAATTTCACCTATCAATTTTAGAAAGTTTAAATTTAGGTGATGATATGGAAACCATTAAAGCAAATACATTCCCCGCTTTATCGCTTGATGCGAAAACGCTCATTGCAGCCTTGGCGGTTGAGTCATTTAATTTTCGCCATAGCGTGCATGTAAATGTAGTTACTACCGCAACCGACCCGTCAATTTGCGTATTTATTTACGTCAATGGCAGGTGTGAAAAATCAATCACGATTTTTTTAACCGATACCGATGCAGTTGATCAGCTTGAAGCGGCATACAACACAGTGCGCAGCTTTAAAAAACAAGACACATCAACAGTCCCACTCATTAAGTTAGCGAGCTAAGACGATGGATATTAAAAAAATTCAACGCTTATTAGCCGACCCGTTCGAAGCGCATGACATTGAATGGCGCGTGCAACAAAGCGGCGTATCTGGCTCAAGTAAGCCGTGGGTAATGGTTATTCCTTACATTACTAACCGCGCTATTCAGCAGCGACTAGATGATGTGGTGGGTATTGATGGCTGGAAAAACGAATTTAAAGAAGCAACCAGCGGCAAAGGTTACTTGTGTGGTTTAAGTATTCGCTTTGGCGATAGCTGGGTAACTAAATGGGATGGCTCAGAATATACGCAAGTAGAAGCGTTAAAAGGTGCGCTGTCTGGTGCTATGAAGCGTACAGCGGTTCAATTTGGTATTGGTCGTTACCTTTACTCGCTCGATACAGAGTTTGCAACATGCGCACCGGTTGAAAGCCGCTTTAAAGCAAACGGCCAGTTTATAAGCATACCGCTTAATAAAAGCAATAAAGGTGGTCCACGCATGAACGCAGAATGGTTCCCGCCAATTCTGCCAGATTGGGCTTTGCCATCTGCCAAGTTTGATAATTACCTAACCGCTATTGAACAAGCTTCAAGCCTAGAAGCACTGCGCGAGCATTACGAGCAAGCTTACAAGTTTGCAATGGCTGTTAACCGCATTGATATACGCGATAAAGCCATTGAAATAAAAGACCGCAAAAAAGCAGAGCTTGAAGCAAAAGCGCAAGAAAACACCCTAGCGGCTAATCAAAAGTTTATCACCTGGCTAAACACGTCAATTTTTGACCGCATAGCAACAGCAGAAAACGAATCAGTATTAAACATGAACCATAAGCACTTATTGCAAGAGCTAAAGGGTCATTGCAGAGCAAACAAGGTAGATAGCAGTAACTTTGTGGCTCAAGTCAACCAAGCGCATACAGAGGCGCTAAACAACCTAAGAAACGGAGTATAGAACATGACTAAAGATAAAATCGAAAAAGAAGTTAACGGCGAATTAGTTGAGTTAGTTGAATCAACTCAAATTATACCGTTTGTTTTTTCTGAAAGCGTAACCGAAACCACGCTAAAGGATTTGCGCAAGCAATATCCTAAAAAATTAAAGCTTGATATGAGCAACGATGATGATTTTAAAGAAGCGCGCAAAATCAGAACTGAGCGCAACAAAATTACAACAGCGATAGACGATAAGCGCAAGGCTTATTGCGCCGAAGTTAAAGTTTATTCCGACAAGCTGATCGGTGACATTGATAAAATTTACACCCCTTACATTGAAGCGTTTGAAACTGAAGATAAACGCCGCAAAGACGAAGCCGCACGCATAGCTAAAGAGCGTGAAGAGTTTTTAAGCAAGCAGCGCAATGAAATTGCACAAATGGGGTACTTTACCGAGCAATGTAAAGGCCAAAACTCACAGTTTATTGCCGACACCATTGAAGCAGTAGATCTTGTTGATACAGAAGCGTTTGACAAAGAGCTTATACACGAAGCTATCGACACCAAGAAAAGCATTCTTGAAGCGCTTAACAACATGTACCAAGCCGCTAAAGCAGCCGAAGCGGTAGAAGCAGAGCGCGAACAATTACGCATTCAGCAAGAAGCCATTGCACAGCAAGAACGCCTACAAAAACAAGCGCAAGAAATCGAGCAGCGCATTAACAACCTGCGCAATGATCCTATGAACTACTTTGGCAAATCGAGCCAAGAGGTTATGGCTCGCATTCAACAGCTTGAAAACTTTACACCAAGCGAAGAAAAGTTTGGTGATCGCACCAACGAAGTAACGCAAGTGCTAGCACAAGTTATCCAGCAATTAACCATGATGCACACGCAGCAATCACAAGTTGAGCAAGCGCAGCAAGCAGCTAATCAAGTAGAAGCACAACAACAAACAGCGCAAGTCGACTTAAGCGAACAGCGCAATGCAGAGCATCAAGCTATTGAAGTTGAGCAAGCACCGGTTGAGCAGCAAGAGCATGAAGCATTAACCGAAGTTAACCGCATGCTAGGACAAAACGAACCGCTATTAGGTGAGTCGTTCAAATCGCCAGTGTTTGAAAGCACAAGCGCCCCTACAGGCTACACACCACTTGATGTATGGCCAAGCGATGCAGACCGCGCAAACAGCGACGAGCTAGACCGTATTTGTAACCAGCTAGACGCAGCTGAATGTCATATCGAAGATCAGGACGTTCTTATAAAAGATTTAGAGCAACGCCTAAACAAAGCGCTAGCAGCATAAGTTTCCAACTCCAACCGAGCCAAGCGCCTGCGGGCGCAGCTCTTTTAAACGAGGTTTATATGACTAATTCAAGAGTTCCGCAATTGAGAATGGTCGAGCATCTTAACTGCAACAACATCACGGTAGGACTAGCAACTGTTGTAAGTGCAAAAAAACACGGCAAAGACGGGTGGGCATTACCTGGTTGCGCATTCACAACAAACCGAGAAAAAGCGAAAAGTGTATGCGCAAAAATGCACTACTTAATTGAGGGCCTTGGCGGTATTAAGCCAGCAGAAAAAATCAACCGAGCAGCGTAAGCAATAAGGAATCAAAATGAGCAACGAAACCAAAAAAGTATTTGAACCAACGATTGACCCAAGCAGCACTACAGTTCAAGAAATGTTTGGCAGTATTTTAAATGAAAAAATCCAAGCTGGCGCGCTTGAAATAGCAATTAGCAAAAAGGTCGATTCGCTTATCGAAGAAACCGCTAACGATGTTTTTCGCAGTTACAGCGATTTAGGCAAAGCCCTAAAAGAAAAAATGACTAAAGCCATCATGCCGCAGTTAGAAAACTTGGATGATTTGCCGACTTATCACGACTTTGTTTTAAACCGCCTAAAAGTAGCTGCGCAAGGGTTTTACGACTCACGCCTAACTGAGGTCCTAGATAAAGAATTTGCAGAAATAATGGCAGAAGTGCCAGAGAACATAACGCTTTCTTACATTGTTAATTCGCTGCTTGAAGGGGCGCAAGAAGGCAATGAATACGCGGCGGGCGAGATAACGCTGATTATAGAAGATTTTAAAGATAAACATGATTGGAAATTTGGCGAGTATGGCGACTCACTCTCTGTATATATAGATAAAGAGCCTGATCAAGATAGCCGTAACTGCGCCTACGACCTGCATTTAAGTAAAGACAAGGAAACTGGCAAGTATGACATTTTAGGTATTCGAGTTGACGATAAAAAGCCCGGTGAAGCGATGTCTATGGGCCGCTTATATGGTATGGAAAAAATACTTTTCAATGTGTACGCAATGAAAGGCCGCATCGAACTTGACCAAGGGCTTGATGCCGACGACTACGAAACAGGCTGGGACCACTATTAATGATACACGATTACATGGCAATCAAAGGTAACAGCTCAAGCGCTATTGCAAAGCAGCAGCGCAAAGAGTTTTTAAAGATGGCAGCAGTAAATACAGTACGCGTTTTAGTGCTAGCCATCATCGTTTTAATAACAACTAAGTAGGCATAACAATGAAAAACATTCACGTATTCTCAGCAGAGTTACCGGAAATATCCGTATTAGAAAGCAAAGTAGCAGATGACCAAGGCGTTATATTTACACCGCTTACAGATAGTCAGTGGAGCGATTTGGGCTTTAAAGTAGAGCGTCAATTTGTAGCACTGGATAACGGCTACCGCATCGACTTTACCTATAGCGCTAAAGACTACCCAAAAGCGCAAGTGCTAGAGCGCGTAAACGAGGTGATTGATGTTTTACCTCACGAACCTAGCAAAGAAGAGATTGGCAAAATAACCGAAGAAGTTAACGCTGATTTTTGCGCCCGTTCAATAGCAAAAACAGTTCACTTCTCAGCTTTTTATCACGCCGAAAAGCAAACGCTTATTTTTGACTGCAAGGCCGCATTAGCGCAACGCGCATTAGGTTTGCTACTAAAAGTAGTTGAGTCAATTGAAACTAAAACGCTTCACTGTAGCGGTATTTCAAACTCACTAACCACAAACATGCTTGCTCAGCTAACTGACCCTAGCACGCCATTTGGCACGGATAAGCTTTACTTTGCAGGCTTTGAGGTGGGCGGTTTATTGGTTATGCAAAACAAAGATAA